CTGTACTACCTGAAATATAAACTGGTGTACCTTTTGATAAAGTACCACCACTCATATTACGAATAGTTTCATACATTGCATCTACATATTGTAAAGATAAATTACCATTACCATCAGTTTGAATAAATGATTTAACACCATTATCTGCAGTAGGATAGTTCAATCCACTCGCAGTGAATTGACCAGTTACGTTTAAATTTGAAATACTACCTGTATCTAAACTATCTACAAGAGATTCAATTGTTGCACTATTGTATGTACGAAGAATTTCAGGAGTAATCGCACCTGTTGTATTGTCTGGAAACGAACTCTGATTTAGAGCTTCTAATTGTGCTTTTGTTAAAATTGCCATATTGCTAATTTATTTTTTATTCTTATGTTATATCAAATCCACTACTAAATCCAGATGAGAACGCTGGTCCTACCTCTGGTATAAACGGAACTCCTTGTATATTACCAATTCCTTGTTCCATTAGTGCACCATTACAACATTTCACATGGTAAATATCTTCATTTAAACAAAGACACCCTCTACGAGAGTTCTTTGGTGAAGACATTCCACGAGTTGGTCCGAAATAGTAACCACTATTATTCATTCTATTGACTGAATAACGAAGATTACCATTACGAGAATTACTCCATTTTGAACTTGACCATATTGCCATAATGAATTCTTTTTTATATTTAACACACTAAACCGGAAAAGTTATAGATTACCCAACCCTTTTCATCATTTCTTTGTGAACCAAATTATCTAATAGAACTTTATCTGCCTTATATGATAGGAATAACAAACACTTTTCTAATGGTTCGTTTACTACAACATCCATTTTTTTGATATCTCCGTCTGCGAGTTCGTAAATTGAAGCATAGCCTTTCCACTTTTTTCCAAAGTTGATTTGATGTTGGGTGGAAGTTCCATCTCCTTCAAAGAGTTCAGGATACCTTGCACTAAGTCCATTGACGTATGAAGAAAAAAAAACATTGCTCCGTAATGTACATCCATAGTTACCTCTAACCACTTATCACCATCTATATTTCCACTATATGGTTCTATCTCATATAAATCTTTTAACTTTTTAGTTACTGGTCTATATAGGATACTCATTATCTTACTCCAATTCTTATCTATCGTTATTGATTGGTATTGTGTTATATCTACATATGCACCATATGCAATATTAGATAAGTTTGGTTCAAAACCATACTCAACTCCATCGATGGTTATAAAACGTTGTAATTCCAACTCCTCTGGATTAGGGAATGATTCTATCTTTGTTTTCATAGTATCATACGAATCTTTTGTCAATTGTACAATATCATCAAACTCTAAACCAGTAAAGTGGTGAATTAGAATACCCATTTGTGCATCTACTTCATCTTTATAGTTTTCTAAATCCTTTTGTATCAACAACCATTTACCCAATTGGATATCTTTCCATTCAGTTGGGATTGTAAGTTTTAAATTCTTTTTCATATTAGTTTTCGTTTATTCTTGTGTATGCTGCAAGTGCATATTCTAATTGTGTGATATATCGGTTTGCCTTTTTAAGGGATGCTTCCCTTTGTTTAACCATCGTATCAAACGCGATACACCTTGCGTTCAACTCATCGTTTATTTCTAATAGATGGTTTACTGCTTCTCTTAATTGTCTAATGTCATCATCTGACCATTTTAATTCATCCATATTATCTGATTGAGATTGCATAAGTTCCTTTTGATTGTGCTTTAATTGATAATTTCATCATACCCACATAACGTAATGCATCCATTAAGTGGTCTAATCCATCTTCAGGTACATCCGTTACATGTCCTGTCTTATCTACTGCGTATTGATAACCATACATCTCATTGATTAGATTTTGTGAACTCTTATCTAAATGTATCTTAAAGTTTTGTAATACTCCTATACCGAACTTTCTACTATCCGGTCCTTTCTTCACTGGTTTAGCATTGAATCCTGCTCTATATAATTCTTCTACTGAACGTGGTTCTGAACTATCACACCATATCTCATACGATTTATCTATACCTAATGAATTCAATCTATTGATTAAATCTGTCATTGTCATTTGAGATTCGTATATCATTTCTTCAACGTATAGGTGTTCTCCGTTCTTATATACACCAACCATTGCCATTTTATCATTCCATCCCCAGTCTAATCCGAATGCAACGAACTCTGCTTCAGTTACATCATCTACTACATCGAATTGGTAAATTGACCTTTCATTTGGTGCAAACTCACCCTTACCATATATCTTCCAAAGTTTAGGATTCTTAATCTCTAAATCTTCAATAGACTTAATCATTTGAGCGGGCAGGAACGGATTATCTCTATATGTGGTGATAAATCTATCACAATCGTTCATTTGTCTTAACCAATGGAACGGAGATACTGTTGGGTTATAGGATAGGATTATTCTTTCTGATGTACGAATTGATAATTGGAAGTATGAATCTTCATCTATTTCTGATGCCTCATCTAACCATAACCAATCTGATTTGAAACCTCTTAACTTATCGGAATCATCTGTATTCACAAATGTAATGTTTGAACCATTATCGAATTTGTAAACTCTTTCTGAAACGTTGTAACTATCTTCTACCCATATACCTAATCCTAACATAATATCTTTGAAATCCTTTATGTTAGTTCTTTTAAGTGATGGAATCGTTTTACGCACAATAGAAATATCCCTTTTGGATTCTAATGCCTTTACAATAAGGAATTGAGTTATCGCATAAGATTTACCACTACGAGTACCACCAATATGTTGGGAAACTCTTTCGTTACTCTCCAGCAGGTTCTGAAACGTTTGTGTTGTTTCTATGTTTACTGTCATCGTTCTTTTTAATTTCTATAACCAATTTATCTACCTTATGATTTATTTGTCCATCCACATCTAATTTACTCATACGCGGAATAACGTAATCTATCAGTTTGGTACTAATATCAATTGCCTTTGATGGATTTGTTTTACGAAGTGTATCTAAATCCTTTTCTAATCTATCTAATTGATTACCAACTATCTTTGTGATAATCTCTTTAATCTCTGCAGTGGTTTTGTTTGGTACACCTTTTGGTCTACCACCTTTATTACCCGTCTGACCTTTTACATACTTTGCCATCTGTTATTATCTGTTATTTATTATTTAACACCTTATCTTAGTTTAGTATTTAAGAGTTGGGCTTGTAGTTGTGGATTAAAGAAATGTAGGAATATCATAATAACATCAAAGGATAGTGCAACGATTACCCATACCAAAACTATTGTAAGGTATATTTCGAATAACCATTGCATTATATCCTTTTTCTCTTTCATCTCTCCTATTCAAACCATTTAGTATGAGTATTCTTTTTATTAGAATGTTCTATTCTTTGTTGTGCTATTTGGTAATACTCTTCTTCTCTTTCTATACCAACGAAATTCATTCCTTCTAACACTGCTGCTTTACCCGTACTACCACTTCCCATAAAAGGGTCTAATACTACTCCATCCTTTGGTGTTACTAATCTTACAAGGTATTTCATTAGTTCCGTTGGTTTGACAGTTGGGTGAATGTTCTTTGTTGCAGTAGTTTGTGTTTGTAATTTCTCTTCACTTGCACCTAATGAGGTTTTTTCTTTACGTGGTTTAGATTTCATCACTTCATTCCACTCTTCTGGATGTGTTTCTTTATAGATTACACTACCATCTTCTCTACGAGGTCTTTGTATAAATGTTTCTACATTTTCTGGCATACCTTCGTTTCTATCTTTCTTTTGTGCTTTAGGACAATAGAAGAATCTACTTGCTCCACCTACATCTCCATAGTTAGATGGTGAGTTTGGTTTTACATTGTTTATAAAACCTTCTGCAGTATATTCATTATCGGTGTAGGTATATGGAGTTTTATTTATTCCTTTGGTTGTCCCACTTTGTTCATCTAATATCTTTCCTGCTTCCTCATCCATTATTACATTTGCTGGAAATCTACCTTCACTAATAGTTGGTTGTGTTTTACTACCTTTCCAACTTGTATTATATACATCATTATCTCCTGCTGGTTGATTTATCATAGTTTCATTACCAACTCTACAACCATCGATGTTTAATCCACCTACACCATACTCTAATACATTATTCGCAACTGTCCCAATTAATGGTTTCCTTGCCATAACGATTGGTTCGTGTGCTGGTTTTAATGCAGTTCCCCATCCTTCCCATTGAGAGTTTCCTTTGGTTACATCTATATTATGTCCTCTTGCACCAAACATACCATCACTTTCACTATAATCTTTTTTTTGTTGGATTCCTTTTTCCTTAAATTGTATAGAAACATTTTTACCAACAACCTCTCTTTCATTACCTTCAATCTTATCAACTGCTTTACCGATGTTATGTGATTTAGGAAACCCACTACCATATATCCACATGATTTGGTCTCTAATCTCAAAACCTGCATCTTCAATCCTTACTGCCATTCGGTGATAAGTTCTACTACCTGCAAAGGATAATAGATGACCTCCTGGTTTAAGAACTCTTATACATTCTTCCCATATTTCAGTTGATGGTACATCGTAATCCCATTTCTTACCCATAAATGCCAATCCGTATGGTGGGTCTGTAACAATTGAATCAATTGAATTATCTTCTAATTCTTTTAGTTTATCTAAACAATCGCCGTTTAATAATCTTACTTCCATTTTGTTTTTATTTTTTATTTACCAATCGTATTCATCTAAATGACCATCATAATCTTCTTCTCTTTGTTTTTGTTCTTGCCACCATGCATCTTTGTTTATTTCTAAAGATGTTCTTGTTTCCCATTTCCATTGTCTATAATCTTCATCGTAGTTGATTAAATCGAAAATCTTTCCGTAATATTCTCTGCATTGTTCTCTACTCATATGAACCCATTTTGGATATTCCTTTCTTATTTCATTCTTCTTATCCCAATATCTCATATAAGATTGAGATTTGGGGTCATAACAATATGGTTTGGTTCTACTACTAATATCATCTTTACGATTTAACCACAATCCTTTTTCTTCAGGAGGTCTTGTTGCTCTCTTTGGAATGTATCTATTTGGATTATGATAATACTTTCTACCACTCTTACTCATACGAACGATAGATTTACCTGATGCACTTATATGGCCAACTTCTTTATTGTGGTGTCTATCCTTTGATTTTTCGTTATCCATTATTCTGGTTTGAATGGGTTATTAATTACTTTAGATAAGTGTTCTCTTACCTTTTTAATTGATGTGAATGTGGTACTCTTTGATATACCGATTTTGTTTGCTACATCCATCATCTTATCTTCTGTCAACCAATACATTTCATATATGGATGCTTGTGCGAACTGACGTGTTCCTTTCATTCTTTTTAGTTCATCTAATACATTCTGGTATTCATTCATTACTGATATATCTAATTCTACATCGTACTCTTCATCTTCTCTATCATACTTACCCATATTCTCTTCCATCGATACTCTCTTTAATTTATCAATTTTGTTTATCCAACGGGTTTGTAAATAACGATAACAATACATTAGATTGTAAGATACTCCCCAAAATATCTTTTGGTTTCTCTTTTTATGAATGTAACAATATAAATCAGAAACTAAATCTTCTGCATTCTCTGCATTCTTTGTAATATTAGTTGCTGATTGTATTAACCAAATGTGTGATTCTTTAAAGAGATTCTCTAATCTCCAATCACACTCCTCATCAAATGACATCGATGTAGGGGTTACTATTCGATATGGTTCTTGCTTTCGGTAGATAATGACTCCTTTTTTAGTTCAACATTATAGATAAAATCTTTAAGTGTATCAACTGCTTCAGCCCAATACTTAACAGTAGATTTACAACCACAAGGTTGTGCATCAGTTCTACCAGTAATGAGTTTGAAGTTATTCCATATAACACCTAAACGATATCCATCATTAGGTAATTGACCTGTAATTGGGTTTACTACATCATACATCTCTTTGTACGATTCTTCTATCAAAGGTTCGTATATATTCATATATAGATATATTATTGTTGGTTAGGGATAACTGGGTTCTCTAAATCTAAAAGAGGTTTAATTGTATTGAAATGTGGATGAGAAGGAGAGAAGTTAAATCCTACTGCTGCAAGGATTGTAATTAAATCTGCTACATTGCTCATTTTATTCCAATCTACGAAATAATAACCATTTGGGTTTACTTCTTTGTTTTTAGGTTGTTCACCATTAATGTCTAATAAAGAACTACCTGATACTGATGATAAAATTTGTGCCATTGTTTGTTTAGTTTATGTGTTGTAATTTGTTTTTTATTTGTGTTTCTTTTCTACGAAGATTATCGTATGATATATTAAGATATTCAGATGCTTCTTTTATACTATCAAATATAGTATTAGTTGGTATATGAATTAACTTTCTTGCAATTGGGTTTAAACTACCATTTTGATTTTTTACTTTTGATACTTCAAATCCATTTTCTATTTGTAATTTATATTCATAATCTAATGCATCTTCTAAATTATCAAATGATGTAATTACTTTATAGTCATCTACATACTTTCCCATATGTTTATGTTTAATCATTCTATTATGTAAATTAGTTGTTACTCCAATATAATTTTCACGAATTAAATGATAAATGTAAAATGGTCCTTTACAATTTTTTATTTTTCCACTCATAATTTTATTTTATCGAAATCTTCACAATTGAATAATTTATTTAATTTATCTTTTCTTCTCTGACATCCGCAGTCGTGTGTTTTAAAGAACTTCCAAGCGATGAAGTGGGCAAACTCTTTTCCCCAACCAAATGTTACTACATTGATTAGGGATTCGAGCCAACTACCAAAAGGAAATATACATTTATTTTTCATTATTTTTTCTTTGAAATTAGTGCTAATATAACCACTGCAAATCCAACTAATACAATTGGAATCCATAGTGGTGCGAATACCCATAACCAACTCCATTGAATAAAGTTAGTTAATTTAAGTGTTAAAAATATTAAGAACAATATAGTTCCAAATCCTAGTCCTTTATTTTGCATTTTCTTTCTTTAATTTATGATATTTGATTATATTATCGCGTTGAGTAATTTGTTGTAGATTATCGATATGATTGTTTCTTTTGTTTTCATCCATATGGTCTATGATATAACCTTCTTTTAAACATTCACCGATATTGTTAAAATACTGATAAACTAATCTATGAACTCTTAATGATGCTCTATGACCTGTGTTTGAATAGATGTTTGCGTAATCATATCTTCTTTTACCCACGATACTTAAACGTATTTTCTTTAATCCTTGTGGTAATATTAATTTAGATTTATTTTTGGATTTGTAATGTACCGAATAAACATTACCCCAATTTGAAATATAATAATCGGAGAAACCTTCAATTTGTTTTATATGTTCTCCATTTTCTAAGATGTGTTCGTTTGCCATTTGATTTCTATTATTTGTTTTACTAAGTATAAATATGCACGTTTTAAATTTTCAGGAATTTAAAGGATAGTATCCGCATATTCCCATTTATAACCATATAATGTTTTTGTTTTACCATTACAACATAACCATAAACCTTTTACTAAGTTTTCTGATTTGTTTAAACTTCTTAATGCTTCTCTGAATGAATTAAATGTTTTAATAAAATTACCATTTAAATCTAATTGATTTATTTTTTTAGATGTTTTCTTATATGCTTTCTCACGCGTTTTTTTAAACTGACCAGTGATACGTTGAGTTTCATTCCCTTTCTTTCTATTGTTATAAGATTTATAATACGGAGTTATATCTACTGGATAACCTAAGTTTTTTTGTAATTGAAGTTCCATACGAGATGCTGAATAGATACATTCACTTTCATATAATATTTCATATTCTGAATAACCTTGTTCGAATTCAACTCTTCGCTGTACATCAGTAGTACATCCTATTTTAATTCCTGGTATGTGATAAATGTAATACATAATTTTATTCGTTTATTAAATAATCTACTGAATCTGAATTACCAAATTTACTTTGAAATTCTCTTAATCTTTTAACATGTTCAAATCCTATTCCTTCATTTTCAGAGTTAGAAAAAATAGTATCAACCCCTAACTGACTAGCTTCTAAGCTTATATTTTTACTTTCTTTTTCTTTACTTTTATTTTCTTTTATTTCCTTTACTTTACTTTGTGCGTTAATGTCTTCACTAATTGAGTTATTGTTTACATTAACGTGGTTATTGTTTGGTTTTTGTAACATTAACTTCATTCTTTTGGAGTTATTACTGTCATAACCCTTTCTTCTACTTAATACATCACCTTCTAATCTTGCAGTTAATTTATCACAATGTAGATATCCATTAGTTAATTGAAATAGATTTAACTTAATACAATAATCAATAATCTCAGCCAATTCATCAACATCAATATCAAAATCTGGAGTTAATAATTCCATTGTCATTTCATTCCATTCAATTTCAAAATAATCATTTTCAGTTAATAGTTCTAACATCATAATATAAATTGCATATCCAGCGAATTTATGTTTTCTTCTTAATGCTTTAATTTTCATATCATTTCTCATATTGTTATCGTGAGAGAAATAATCAGCATTGTGTTTAATAGGTCTTGCCATAATAATTTTATAAAAAAACCCAAATCAAAGTAGAAGGTCAGTTCCACTTATCATTGGGTTTATTTGAACAATTAAGTTCGTTATCTTTGAGATGTCTGACCACATCTGTTTGTTTCTACGCTTATATATACAAGGAGTTTGGCCAAAACACATAAAAAAGTGTAAAAAAATGTAAAATAAGTAGTCTTTTCGGTAAATCAACCTTTATTCAGAAAGAATTTCTGTGCAATTGTATAAACTACGAAAATATTTTGGATAAACCAAATAGAAACAAAAAATCCCCTCCGAAGGGATTGGAGGGGATTAAATCCTAATAGAAGTAAATATCAAATGGCGCATGATAATTTACAACAATAAATATTACTGAAATAAAAAAAGAGGTTAAAAACCTCTCTCTTTCAATTGTTTAGGGGTTAATCCCTCTCTTATCAGTTGACTCTTCCTATTCTTCTTTTGTTTATAAAGTACTGCATTCATCTCTTCTCTTTTCTTTAGAGAAGGTTTTACGAAGTATCTTCTATCTTTCAGTTCTTGTATGTGATTAGATGTACTAACCTTTCTACTGAATCTCTTTAACATTACGGAAATATCTTCATCTCCTCTTCTTGTAACAGTTACTAACGAAACACTCATTTTTTGTTTATTTATGGTTTGATGAGGGATTACCTCAAAATTATATTATCTTTTAATTATGCCCGCTTAAAATTAGGTTGTAACCTATTTTATCTTCCTTGTCCCCTATACTTTTTTGGTTTTTGGTCTTTTGGACCGTATGCACTCTTACCAGTTGGTTGGGATTTCTTTTTGTTAAACGTATTTTTTGTAGTTGTTGTACTACTCTTTGCTTTGGCCATCTAAGTATTTTGTTATTTTTTTATCAATATCATTAAGAGTATAAGATAATGCAATTACGATATCTCTGATTTCATCGATATCTCTTTTTGCTCTTTCCATATCTAATTCTAATTGTAGTAGTTTATCTTCCATAAAATTTGGTTTTATCAGATATTTTTCGTATCTTAGCTTTATAACAAACAAATTTAATTATGTATCACATATATCACATACCTGGAATAAAGATTGGATGTACTAAAAATCCAATTGTTAGAATAAATCAACAAACAAAATCTAATTGGGAAATATTAGAAACACATTCTGATATTGATATTGCATCTAAAAGAGAGATTGAATTACAAAAACAATATGGATATAAAGTTGATACATCAACGTATAAACAATCTACTGAAAAGTTTAAAATAGAAAATGTAAAGAAAGCAGGAAAAGTATCTGCTACTAAACAATGGAATGAACGTAGAGATGTTGAACTACAAAAATGTAGTAAGGGTGGTAAAGTTAATTCTGAAAAAACAAGTAAAGAAACTATTATGTGTGATATTAGTGGTAATCACATTATGATATTCAGAAACCGAAAAGATGCAGCAAAATATGTAAATGGATTTGCATCAACTTTAACAGGTGTATTAAACCATCCTACTAGAACTTATAAAGGATATAAATGGATTAATAATTAATCTTCCTTCTCATCAGGTATACAATTTGGTACTTGTCTACCATCTTTCTCTTTCATACCATATTGAGTATAACCTTCGGTACAAGGGTCTTCACCTTCGAATCGATATGCCATCTTAGTTCGGTATTCGTTCATTTGTGAAATAAATAAATCTTGTGCAGACATCTTTTGACCTCTTGCATCTCTTAAGGTTGAGTAACATACTGCTACTGCTTGATTTGTATCATCATACTCTCCACCGATTTCTGACATACAACGAGAGATATAATCTTCTTCTCTTTCCCCTTTACTTGGATTTGGTATTGGCATTGTTATACTATTTTATAAAGTTTATTTTTAAATCTACAAGTTACTACTGTATCGTAAGTTAGAGTTCTCCAATCTTCTGATGTATAATCTCCTTGTAAGTTGACCATTCCTTCTAATTCTTTTGTTTCAGAACCACCAGCATTACCACCTACAAATGCTCCTTCATCCCAATACATCCAATAGTTTCTTTGTCTACCTTCTTGTGTTGTCCATTTAACTCTCATCTTATTACGAGAATTAGATGAACGTAGTAGTTCTTTGAATCTATCTAAGGATATTTCAGTAGTAGCGAACTCTTGTATCTTATCTAATACTTTATTTTGATTCATCTTTCTTTTTCTTTTTAGCAACTTCACCGGGATAAGTAGATGCTGGAATAGATGGGTTTACACCTTCACCTTCAACCAATTCACCTAACTCTCTCAATTTGTTTCTACTCCAACTCAATGCAGATTTACCACCCCATAGAAGGTATGATATAGTTCCACATGCAGTTGTATCAGTTTCATCATAATAAGTTTCTGCTCTACTCAAATAGGAATACATTCTTTTGATTGTATCTAATGAGATTGGTTCACCATCAGCAAGTTGTTGTGCTCTTACTTTACCTACTTGTGTTGCACACTTATTATTTACTTTATCATTTAGTTCAATACCTCTTTTGGCATTGTTACGAATCTCTTGTCCGTAATCACTATATGATTCTAATTCAACTTTTTTTTTTAACTCCAACACTTTCA